ATTCGCGACCGATGAAATACCAACCCTCGGTCTTTGACTTCAGCAGTTCCATGGCTTCCTGCCCTGACTTGCTTGAGTCAATCTTGCGAATGGTCTGAGTGTATCCGGTCTGTCGCTGGATAGTGTCCCACCAACCCCAGTAGGTGTTGAGTGGGCCAACGATTAGTGAGACCTTAGAACCTAGCCTTATAGCCGACTCCACTGCCATTAGAGTTTTGCCCGTTCCCATAAGGCTGGCGTTGAGAGCCGCTTTGGTAGCCTCGGATGTAATCCTCTCGACTGCCTTCATCTGCTCCGGCTCTAGTGTTAGTGCCTGTAGTTGATGTCTCGTCATCTACTCCCTTTCGCTTACCAAATAAAATCCATACTGCGATTACGAACCCAATAAATCCTATCAAAACTCATCCAACATGTCAAATGAATCGTCTTCGTCAGATAGGTATTCTGAGTATAGAATCCCTAGTCGGTGTTCCGCTTCCGCAACACTCTCGAAATACTCTCGACCATTGGTGCGATTAGAATCCAACCACACATCGAGATTACCATCAACACCCATACTAATATTGCGCCCAGTGATATCACTGTAATAGTCACTAAGACCACTAACTGTTTCAGAAAGTTCTTCATAGTTAGACATTACCCCTCGCTTCTTCTAGAACTGTATCCTTGTAACCCAACTTATACAACTGAACCTGAATAAACATATCTCCATCCACAAGGCTGAAGTTCTCGCCATCCTCGTCAATCTTGAACTTACCAAAGCCAGTGAGTTTGGCATCGCCAAGTCCGTAGGCGTTGATGTTGAAGGTCTCATCATCATTGACTGTGAGTTTCCACTCTGGGTGAGTAGATAGGCTATCTGGGCTAGTCCCTGCCATCGCTTCTGAGATAAGTCGCTTCGCCGTCTTTGGGTCTGACGAACCATAAGCCTGACCAATCTGTCGGGCTGACATTCCAGCCCCCAGCGCTCGCCGGATGGCTTCGACTACGACCTCGTGTTCGGTTTTGGTATCTTCGATTACCTGTTCGGCTGCTTTTCGCTGGGCTTCTGCGATGGCAATCTTCTCGTGGGCTCTCGCTGTCTTGATTGCTAATGAGATTGTCTCCGTTTCCTTAGCCATTATTCCTCCATCTGTCCGTAAGTATATATCTGTTTGTGAAGTTCGCCATGTATCTCGGATACTGTCTTAGACGCTTTCCAGTTGCCAGTCTGGGTGTATGCTGACTCTGCCATCTTTAGTGCGTGGAATAAGAAGTCTACCTGCTTGTGGCTTAGTTCAATATCTACCATTACCGCTCCTCGCTCAGTCGCTGGGCAATCTGACCACGCTCGCTGTCGGTAGCATCCTCAATCAGTTCCCAGTCTTCCTCTGTCCAGTTGGTAGTATCAACTAAAAGAATCTCCTCGGCTGAACCCCAGTTGCCATCCTGTGCGAAATAGTAATCACTCATTGTCTTCTCCCTCGTAACATGCTTCACAACCATAACCCTCGACACGTGTTGAATCTTCCTCCCAGAAGATGTGATACGGCAGGTCTCCGACCGTAGCCGATACTGGGATGCGATTCACGAACTTGCCTGAACCGAACGATGTATCCTGTCGGCACCAGATACATAGGTTCCCCATGTTTACTACATCTTTGACCATGGTGCTAGGCATAACTGTTCTCCTTTGTGCTGTCTCGTGTTTCCAACTTATACTGCGGTAGGTTGTCTAGGAACTGTGCAATACGCTCTGGTGCGTCATTGCCGAATAGGAATGGATTGTCTACCCAGTCATCATAGTCGGTCAATGGATACTGATTCACATACAAGTCCTGTAGTAGGTATTCAATCTCACGATAGTCCTCTGGGAACTTGAACGTGATACTCACATAGTTCTCAACATCAGTGCGAATCCAGTTGTCATCCGATGAATCGTAATACTGCTGATACGCGGTGAGAGTTAGTGAACTTGACTCATTCGACCAGATGTTGTAGTCATACTTAGGTGTTGCCATGGTTATCTCCTTACCAACTAGATGAATATTCAAAGTCGAAGTCCGTAAACTTCTCGTTGCTCAGTATCGCATTGATTGATTCGTATGTGCGCTCTACCTCTGACCAGTAGTATTCATCATACTCGGTTCCCCCGAAGAAGAATCCCGACTGCGTTGGCAGGATATCCTCAAAGGTTGATTCGTCTGCGCCGTTATGCTTCGCCTTGATGAGACTGCCTAGGACTGCCAGTAGTTCCTCTAAGTTCTCTCGGCTGACGTAGTAATCCTTACAGTCATCCTCGCCGTCCTGAACATTCTGAACAAACCATTCGTGAATCTGGTTAGCCTTGCGCCACTGAAGAATCTTGACTCCGACTACTACTGATGGATACTCATCGTCTAGGTCTTTGCGTGTTAGTCCTAGTGGCTCAATGATGGTGTCCAGTTCGGCGTTAGGTGTCATGGTGAACTGACCCCCTGCTTTGCTGAAGTTAGTGCCTGATACATACTTACGTGCGTATAGATACATGTCTAGTCCCATTACTACTCTCCCTCTGCTAGTGATGCTAGTGTGTCTCGTAGATTCTTTAGTTCCTGCTCTAGTTCGATAACCCTGTCGTTGTCAATGTATCCCTTGTCTCGTGGCTCTGGGTCTTTTACCAAGACGGTGCGTGTGAATACTGAATAACCCCAAGACAAATCGTGCGCTAGTGTCTGCGCTTCGATATCAACTGAAGTCCCTGCTCGGGTGCCGTTGTCCCAGTCACGAATCGCTAGGTCTCCAATGGCGATAACTCGGTCTCCCTTGCTGATTGACTTGTGTGCGTTCACTGCCAACTGGTTGTAAGCGGTGATGGTATACCAGTTAGTCTGTCCGTCAATCCAACGCTTCTGATTGTAGTCGTATCGGCGTTCTGATGATGCCAGACGGAAACTTAGAATGTCCGTTCCGTCTTCTCGCTTTAGGTGTCGTGGCGTAGTGGCTACCAAGCCCTGAACTGAAATCTGCTGACCCATTGAATCTCCTTTGTTTGTTGTTGGTATAAGTATATATCAGATATTGCTAGTTGTCAAGCACAATGCCTAAGTGGGCTAGCGTGTCTCCGTATGCTTCGACCTGCCCTTGGTGATAGTCATACCAATCGGTCTCTGTGGTCATATCCATATCCTTTTCGGCTATCTCTAGTTGTAGTCGTAGCCATTGGACAAGTTCACTCTCGCTCATTATGCCTCCTTGATTAGTTTGAAGTCGTGGTCATCATCCTCGAATAGAGACTCAATCTCTCCCTCTTGGTAGACGTAGTAAAATACGTAGTTGTCCTCTAGTTCGCGCTCCTGCTCGGTTAGCGATTCCCAGTATGCTAGGTTCTCTGGCTTGTCCAGTCGCGCTATCTGTGCGATGAATGTCCCCTCTGGGTATCCGTCATCATTCCAGCGTGCTGTGTATGACTCACAAATCTCCATTACTTGGTCTCCATGTCCTCGTGGTTGTAATACTTGTTTGAACACTCGACACACATGCCTAGTTCCTCAAACCAAATGTCGTGGTCAATCTCGGTTCGGCAATATTGGCATGGTCTGGTCTCGGTATATTCATACTCCTGCTCACCCTCGCATACTGAACAGAATGGATTACAATCAAACGCTCCCTCGTGGTTCGGGCATACTCGGGTCTCGGTCAATCTAGTGGCTTCAAAATCCCACTGGGCGTTAGTCTCATAGTCCTCGAAATCATCGGCTAGCCAATCGTCAAGTTTGCGGATGGCATCCATCTCGTCAAGGGCGTTTACCTCAACTGTGTAGTAATGGGTTCGTGTTGCTTCTACTGAATACCTAAACACTTGCGGTCTCCTTTGACTTTAGTTCCTCGATGCGGTCATTCAATCGCTGAATATAAGTAATCTGGCTATCTACGGTCTGAATCAACATGCCTAGTTTGCGGAATGAATCCTGCGTAAGTCTCATGGTGATATATGAATCGGAATACCCGTTGCTGATGTTGTATGACGGCACCGTAAGTTCGCGCTCAATGATATCCTTATAGCGGTTGATAGACTCCTCGCGCTCTTTTCTTGCGAGTGTATTCTTCAGTTGGCGAATCTGCTTATTGGCTTCATTCAAATCGTATTCTGCCTTGGCTTTATTCCATTCTCCAACAAGGTTGGCTAGTGTCACTTCGACACTACGGACTACGCCATCAGTTCTGGTGACGTTTAGCATGACTGGCGAATGACCGCTACCGACATTGGCTACTACGCCATGGTAGATGTGGTCTGTGTTCCTGCGCCACTTGTAAGCGACCTCCATGCCGACCTCTAGTTCTGCTCTCTTCATAACAATCTCCTACCTTTGTCTGTGGATAACTTATTGGAATAGTTTTCTATTTTGCTAGTGATAGTGCTATAAGTTATAAATAGTATATACTATATATAGCGAATAGTATAAGTGGATTATAGCAGGTGTTTTTGGCTTTGTCAATGACATATTCAATGCTGTCTACGGCGTGTCGAAACATATATGATGAATATAGCACTGTTTTTTATACCTGTCTATCTCTTTATATATATATTTATTATAGTATTATTGTGTTATAGCGTAGAGGGTGGGTTCACCAAAAAAAACGTGAAATCTGTGGATAACTCACTCATGTCTGTTGATAACTTTTCGGTCAAGATTGTTAGTTCACTCTGCCAGTTGTCGGTCATTCTTCGTCCTCGTCATCGGTTGGCTTTAGGTCGTCGGTGAATCCTAGAACATAGATGTCGGCGTTCTCTGCGAGATGGTCATAGAACTCACTTAGCCCAAGGTCATAGGCAACTGGGTCACACTTCTTCAGAATGTCACTGGCGTAGAATGTCCCGAATCCCAACTTGACTGGTTCGGTTGAATCGTCTAGGTATTCATCGAACATCTGTCCGGCTTCGTCTTCGTTGATTACGGTGTAGTTCACTTGGTCATCTCCTCGATAACTTGTTCTGGTGTCTTACCAGTTAGGTCAATAGTCTTGTCTTTGGAACCGAATCCGATTAGAATCATCTCTGCCATTACTTCACCTTGCTTAGGATTGCTAGCACCATGTCTAGTGTCGCTTCATCCATGTTGTCAATGGCATCATTGTTGATTAGACTGCCGTCTGTCCATTCGTTCATTGCTATCTCCCTTGTTTGTTGATATATGAAGTATAACACGTATCATCCACGCTGTCAAGTCTATTTTGAAAACTTTTGAAATATCTTTTGACTTGATATATCTGCGGTGCTGTTTAGTTGTTATGTTATAAGTATACAGGTATAACATGCCCTTGTCAAGTCAATATGGCATATATTTATAACGGTTTTATAACGGTCAAACTATGCGTTTCCTATCACAAAGTTGTGAGATTGTCAAGCAAAGTTACCGAATCGTTATAAAAGTAATCGGGTATCAAACCAAGTCTATCAGATTGGGTGGTATATGTCAAGCCATGTTATCTAATCGTTATAATCGTAATCCGGGTAGGGTCGGTTCTCTCCCTTTTGACTTGAGTGCTTGGGCTGACTCTGGTGTAACTCTGTTTATTTATAAGTATAGTTTAGCATAGAATATGTCGCTTGTCAAGTGCCAGTTCGGGACTCGAACCCGAATGTCTGCCGGCCTGGCTATGGTGCTAGATGAAGTAGTCTTTTGCCACGGACTCCAGCGTGTAGTCATCATCGAATGTAATGCAACCGATGCTGTCCTCAATTTCCCAGCGTTCAATAGTCTTATCGCCAAACGGACTGGTGTAGGTTTCAAGTTTCTCCAGGCATACGGTAAATATGTCACCCTTGAACCAAGTGTCTAAGGCTTCGGCACTTGCGGTTAGGTCGTAGTCGTCCGGCGTGTAGATGACAACCTCGGCCCAGTCACCTTGCGAGTAACCCCTTAGTGACACGAACTTATAGTTCATTCCTGCGAGCGCAAGGTATTTACCTATGCCAGACTCCCACTGGTCGCGTGTTAGTTTCTCCTGTAAGTAACCCAGTTCTTTAGTGTAGTTACCTTGCGCTATGTCGCTATAGCCTCGACTAATCTCCAGCGTATAGACTCCCAGTTCATCACCGACTGCGTAGTCAAGACTGTAACTGTCTTCGTCATAGTAGGCACGGACTCTGGTGGTCTCGTTTATTACTAGTGGTGTCATTCCTGAGTCAATCATTAGTTCATTCCTAGTTGTTCGTAGGTAAATACTGGCATGGGGTTATAGTTTACTAGATGGTTTGATAAACCGCAAGTCGGGCAAAAGGATAGGTCGCTAACCCACTTGCTACTCCACTGGCAAAAGTTGCACTTCATTAGATGCCCCTGCCTGTTAGTTGCTTAGTCTGGCGTGCCTTGCGTAGTAGCATGGTGTAAGCTTTGGCTTGGATTGTTCGGGTTGAGTCTGGTCGTGCCATTAGTTATCTCCTTGTTAGTAATGGAATGGTGGCAGTTAGGGATGCCAGCCCGTAGTTTATCCGTAGATTAGTTCTCCGAATGTTGCTACCTGCACAATAACGTCTGCGAGGTCTCCGTCTAGTGTCGGCTCTCCGTTTAGCCACTGGTTGCCCTGCAAGACTAGCCAGTCTCCGATGCTAGCGTTGCCAGTCACTACCAGTTCAATAGCCTTTGCTACCTGTGCATAAGTAACGAAGGCACGGCCGGTTGTTAGCGGTGAGTCTTCGGCAAAGTCGTCACCATCGAACTTGATTAGGAAACTGTTGCTTGCTTCATCGTTGATTAGGCTGGTTGCCCAGTAGGCGATAGAGTAGCCTGCGGTGTCAATGACTTCGCTAATCATGTCCTTGGTTAGGGTTGCGTTGCGTTCGATGGTGTAATCCACTTTGTTCTCCTTTGTTGTTGATAGATGGTTATCTAACATAACCCCAAGCATACCAGAGATTAGGCTGGGATGCAAGGGCATAGTTTAGATTCGGTGCTTGATTGTGTAGGCTGTGAACGACAGAACCATGGCAACTAATGCAATGCTGAGTTCTGCGATTACTCGGTGTCCGTCTGTCTGTAGGTTTGCAAGGGCATCTATGGTTAGGAATACGCCGATAACCAAGCCCATTACGTGAGTGTTACCTAGTAGAGACTTCATTAGATTGCCCATGCCTTCTTGATTAGATTCTGTGCGCGTGAAGTTGTAACGCTATACTTGCGAGGGTCTACCCAAGTCGAGCCGTCTGCCTTAGTGTTCGCGATTAGGGTTGTGTAAGAATACACCTGATAGTTACCGAAGTTGTCGGTGTAGGCACTTAGTGAGTTGCCCTTGAATGGTGCGCGGTCGGCTAGTAGTTGTTCAATCTCGCGGTAGTTTGCTTGCTTCATGGTTTCCGTTTCCTTTGTTTGTTGTGATTAGGTAGGCAGTTTAGGGACGTGCCTAGGTCTTTTGGTTAGTTAGTGGCGTGTCTGTAATCTGAGTTTGCTAGCCTTGACTCTCTCCGGTCTTCGGCTTCACTGATTAGGCAGTCGTGGCAGTAGTTGTTAGATGGGTCGTATTCCCCGCCGTTAGTTAGGTCTTCGGACTTATACACGTCTTCGCAACGGTGGCAACGGTCTAGGTCTCCCACGCTGTCGCAACGGTTGAAACAAAAGTAAGACTCCCCGTATGGTTCGGCTCCCTTCGCCAGTTCTTCGTTAGTTCGTGGCATGTCGCACGCTTCGCACGCGAACCATTCCGACTCGTCTAGTGGCTTGTTCATTAGTTGTCACCGTATTCTTCAAAAGTCACGTCTGGCAATAGTTCGCCATCTAGAACTTCGCTAACTTCGGCAACCTCGCGGTAGTAGTCTAGTGCCTTGCGGTTGTCTAGAATCTCAAAAATAAAGTCTAGGTCTGACATCTTGCTATCCAATCTGTCGGGCGTTTCCCAACTAATAAAAGTATGACATACCCGAACCAGGGTCGCAACCCAAAGAAATCATTTTATCCCTGCCAGTATGCGGATTCTAGGCCGGGCACACCCGTAACCATTTTCACGCACTTTCCAAAATTTTTCGCCACAATTCAAACGCTATGCTAAGATAGTGATATGTCAGAAATCATAATCTCAGTGCTAGGCTCTTCCAAGTTCACCATGACCCTGGACCTAGTTGACCCATCAAACCCAGACGACCTAGACCAGGTAGAGGTATGGAGGGCAACTTTCTGCGACCAGGATACCGATGACTGCGACATCATTTTCTTTGAGATGGGCACTGACTACGAAGCGTGGGACCTAATTGATGAGGCGATTCAGAATTATCGCCAAGAAATCACTATGTAGCAAATGCCCCACCCCAAAAATTTTTCGCTGTAATTTTTAAATCTTTCAGAAGGAGACCAAATGTCAAGAGGACTTGCTGATGAACCAGTACAGCCACAGGCCCAGGATGATGACGAAGTGACCAACGTTATCAATGAGCTCATCAAGGGCCAGAATAAACTTCACGACCGACTCGTTGACCTAGAGCGAAAACTCGACCACATGCTAGCTGACAGCAAGTCAGAGACTAAGCCTAAGCCATGGAAGCGTGGTCTATAGTGTCAGCAATTACATTCAGGGGCTCATCGGTACTAGATGATATCCTACTAAAAGCAGCGGCTGATGGACGAAGCCCACTTGAGATGGAGCGAATCTCCGGTATCCCTGCTGCCCAGGCTGTGCAACATGTAAAGAAGCTGCTTGAATCAAGGGATGTCTGGACCGAACACCAACAGCGTCAGTTGCTATTGAACGAGCTACACCAGCTAAAGGACAGTCTGCGAGACCAGGCGCTAAAGGCAGGTGACCTAGACTCGGCTAGATTGATGCTAAAGTCCCTAGAGGTAATCGGTAAGCGACTAGACTCACAGCAGCAGACTCTGGATGAGAACGTAATCAAGCTCAGCCAGTACCAGCAGTCTGTGCTGATTCGTGCAATGGACACCGCTTTGGCTTTTGCTAAGGACCAGTTGGCGGAGCGCTACCCTAATATCACCCGAAGCGAGCTAGAAGAATTAGTTGCTGAAGGCTTGGTGAAAGCTAAGTACGAGATTATGGAAGAGGAAAGTGAGCGTATCTGAGTCCTGTTCCTGTGGTGCATCATTCTCGGCTGAGCGTTCGGACGAGATGAAGCAACTAAATGCTTGGCGAATTAACCATAAATGCGTCATTCCTGATAGAGTAGACTTAGTAGTAACAGATTCCGCACGTTCCGAATTAGCAAGTTACCACCCAATTGGCTTCAGCCAGTTCCCAGACATTGAAGAAGACGATGATTGATAATGTATTAGATAGCGTAATCGCAGATATACGCGCTCGCTCAAAGAAGGCCGAGTATCTAACTGACATTAAGCTTTGGGCTAGAGAAGTTCTGGGTAAGACTCTCTGGTCAAAGCAAGAAGAGATTGCAGTATCAGTAGTCGAGAACTCGCACACCGCGGTAGTATCATGTAACGGTGCTGGTAAGTCAGGGCTCGCTGGTATCATTGCGGTATGGTGGGTAGCAGTGCATGACCCACGCGATGTAGCTGTGATTTGTTCGGCACCAACCTACATCCAGATTGCCCGAGTGTTGTTCAAGGAAATCCAGGACAACTTCCGCTTGGCAAAAGAACACGGCGTAACCCTGCCGGGTTACATTACACAGTCACAAGAATGGAAATTAGAAGATGGCACAGTCATGGCCTGGGGTCGTAGACCAGCTGATAAAGATATCGTCTCTGCCTTCCAAGGTATTCACCGCCGTTACGTCATGGTCATCCTTGATGAAGCCGGTGGTATCCCTGAAGACCTCTACACTGCTACTGAAGCTGTTACTAATACGGAGGGTGCACGTGTACTTGCTATTGGCAACCCCGACTCGCGAGGAACGCCGTTCCATAAAATATTCCGCGAAGACCCTACGTGGCATAAGATTAAAATCTCGGCGTTTGACACGCCAAACTTTACTGGCGAGGCTATCCCCGAGGAGCTAAAGCCACTACTAATCCAGCCTGCCTGGGTTGAACGTCAGAAAATCTCATGGGGCGTAGATAGCGCTCGCTATAAGTCGAAGATTCTAGCGGAGTTTCCAGATGAAGCAGACAATACATTCTTCTCACAGAGTTCTATTGACCGTGCCGTGGACACAGACATCGCGGAAGACTTCACTACTGATGCGTGGCTGGGCGTGGACCTTGCTCGCTTTGGTGAAGACGATAGCGTGGTTTACGTCAATCGTGGAGGTCGTTGCCGTAAGATTGCAACGTGGACAAAGGCTACCTCGATTGAGTCAGCAACTCGAATCCACAATCTGGCAATCGAGCAAGGCGCTACTCAAGTTCGCATTGACGCTGCGGGTCTTGGTGGCCCGATTGTAGACCAGGTGGTAGCACTAGCTGAAGATAGGTATACTATTATATCTATGCTTGGCTCGGCTGCCTCACCTGATAACACTCGCTGGTTAAACGCTCGTGCCCACAGTTACGATACTTTGCGAGAGGGTATGCTCGATGGTCGCATTGACATTGACCCAGATGACAAGGTGCTCATGGACGAACTGCTGATGATTCAGTATAAGTTCTCCGCTAAGGGTGCAATCCAGATTGAGTCCAAGGATGACATGCGACACCGAGGGGTAAAGTCCCCGGACAGCCTCGATGCCCTTGTGTATGCCGCTGCAAACCTAGACCACATCATAAATGCGCCGTACGCACAGCACCGACCGGGCGATAGAATCACTTACGATACCAATCGCATCGATGACTACGACCCGTTCCTATCTGGCTGGACTTGGTAAATCGTATGATAGAATAGGTTTATACCTATTTTAAGGACTTTTCATATGACTTCTTCAGACTTTTCAGCTGAATTGCAGGCACAAATCTCGGAGAATGAGTTTCTTCGCGAATCCTATAGCTCGATGGCTCAGGCCATCCTCGCCTTTGATGACGCTGGCTGGAACACGGCAAACGCGTCTGGCTCTGGAGATGGCTTCGCCCTTCAGGAATTGCAGGATGCAGCTAAGCGTATCCGCGAGCAGACCGAAGGTAACCCACTACTAAAGCGCGGTTGCGGTCTACGTACTTCATACATCTTCGGACGTGGCGTTTCATTCTCGGACCAGCCTCCACGCATCCAGAAGTACATTCAGGACCCACGCAACCAGGAAGTTTTGTTCTCTCCTGAGGCACAGGTCATCAACGAGCGTGCTAACTTCACTGATGGCCAGTTCTTCTTGCTTGCGAATGTTTCGACTAAGCAGTTCCAGCGTATCCCATTTGGCGAAATCTCTGCCATTGTGACTGACCCAGATGATGCAGAGCGAATCCGCTACATCCGCCGTACCTGGACTAACAAGGTGCAGGAGCTTTCATCGGGTGCAGCCAAGGAAACCGTAAAGCAAGTATGGTACCCAGTAGACACTTACACCCCTGAGAACGGTCGCTACGCTCCAACCATCCAGGGTAACCCAGTTGACGTTGGCTTCCGCATGTTCAACTTTCACGTAAACCGCCGAGCTGGTCAAGTGCTTGGTGTGCCAGACGCTTTCCCTGCACTGCCATGGGCTCACGCATACAACGAGTACCTAAAGGATGGCTCACGTATGCTCAAGGCTCTAAGCATGTTCGCTTGGCAGCTCAAGTCAAAAACTAAGGCTGGAGCAACTAACGCTGCTGCCTCAATCGCAACCCCGAAGACCGCAGGCTCTGTTGCTGTAACCGGCTCGGACATGGAGCTAAACGCCATGCCACGCGGAAACAACATCAACCTAACCGATGGTCGTCCACTTGGCTCAATGGTTGCATCTGCACTTGAGGTCTCGGTTGTGGCTTTGCTTTCTGACCCTGGAACTTCGGGTGCCTACGGCACCGCACAGACGCTAGACGTTCCAACCGTAAAGGCAATGGAATCTCGTCAGCAGTCATGGACCTTGTTCTACAAGCGTGTGCTCTCATTCCTAGGCGCAAAGACTGACGCACTAGAGGTCAACTGGCCAAAGATTGAGACCGAGCCATCACAGCGATTGACTCAGGCTCTTGCACTTGCCTACGAAGGTGGAGCAATTTGGCAGGACGAGTATCGTGCAGCAATCATCGAAGTTCTCGATGTGCCACGACTACACATGACCCCACCTACCGACAACAGCAACTCCGCTTCGGACTCTACCGCGAGCGCAGTTCCATCGCAGGGTAACTCTGGAGTTGCTGGTTCGATGCAGGATAATGCAAATGACCAACGCGCCGGAGACAATGCACCGATTGCATAATACATTTGTGGTATAATATTATTTAGCAAGATAACTTATTGGAGAATTTATGAGCGTTTCGTTAAACGAATCAATTGCCTTCAGTGCTACTGGCACTGGCAAGAAGTGGCAGATTAAGGTTATCGAGTCCGGATGGGGAAGTTCCGGATATTACCCTAAGGAAATGTTGGCCGAGTACGGACCAAAGACCTTCAAAAAGGGCACTAAAGTATTTATGAATCACCCATCTGTGCACGAGGAGAACGACCGCCCAGAGCGTGACGTTAACCAGCTTGCTGGCAAGCTCGTTTCAGATGCCAAGTTCGATGGCACCGGCCTTGTGGCCGAAGTAGAATTTTACTCACACTTTGCTCCTATCATCAAAGAGATGGCAGGAGATGTAGGTTTGTCAATCCGCGCACTGGGTGAATCCCGTGTTGGTGAGGCAGAGGGCCGTCAGGGTCCTATCATCGAAGCATTGGTGGCAGACCCACTGACTAGCGTAGATGTTGTAACCGTAGCCGGAGCAGGTGGCAAGTTCTTGTCACTGCTTGAGAGCTACTCAAGAAAAGACGATGAGGCAACTTTGCTGTCGGAGTCTGTATCGGAAGGAAATGAAATGCTAACTAAGGAAGACCTTGACGCAGCTATTGCTGAACTAAAAGAATCTTTCGCTGTTGCTTTCAGCCCTCTACAGGAGTCTGTAAAGACCCTAGTAGAGTCTGCAACTCCTGCTGAGACTGAAGAGGCTACCGATGAGGCTGCCGAAGAAGTACCAGCACTGGACCCTGTAGAAGTTGCTGAGAAGTTCAACGAATCTGGTCTACCAAAGATTTCGCTAAAGCGCGTAGCTGAGGCAATGAAGTCTGAGACCAACACTAAGACTGTAGACGAACTAATTGCTGACGAGAAGTCATACGTATCAGCAGTTTCAGAGTCTGCAACCAAGGCTGTAGCAGCTGACACTACTGGTGTTATCTCTGAGGCCAAGACCACCAATGCTGCAGATGAGTTTAACGCTATCGTTTCTCGCATCGCTGGCAACAAGTAAGAAAAGGAAAAGTAAATGGCTCTTAACGAGATTTACAAAGACGGCAATGAGCTTGTCCTTCCTGTAGCAAGCACTGTTAACTCAGGTGACTTGGTTCAGGTTGGCGCACTTGTTGGCCTAGCACAGCGAGACGCTGCAGTTGGCGAAGATGGTAACTACTACACCACTCTAAAGTTCAACGGCGTTGTTAAGCTAACCACCTCTGTAGCAGTAACCGTTGGCGCAGCAGTCTACGTTACCTCAGCTGGTGTTATCAACGTTACCGCTTCAGGTAACAAGTTCATCGGTCACGCTGTAACTGCTAAGGCAGGCACCTCAGCTGGCGACATCTACGTACGTCTAGT